TTCTTGGTCGGACGCGCCCTGCCAAGGGAAGGCGTTAGCACCATTCTTGCGGAGGTCGTCGCTTTTCCCATCCCAGATGTTGCGGCGATCCTCGTACGAGCGCAGGCACGATTCGAAATAGTAGTCGAGGTCGATCAGACAGGTATCGTAGGCATTGGAAAGCGCACCAATGTCTGGTTCCTTGTCAACATAGATCATTTCCTCCCCCTCAAGGGATTCTGTTTCGCGTTCAATTTCCATCTGATGCTAGTGAGTAGTGTTCGGAATCTGGGTTCTTGACGACCTTTATGGTCTTGCCGGGCAACCTCGGTGACATCCACATTGGGACTTCCACCGAAATGCGCTCCCCATCTTTTGAGGCATATACATATCGGGTGTTGTTAGCGAGTCTAATTACCAACACCTCATCCACAATTTGGACGGGTTGCGGGGCATCTTGGACAATTTCTGGCTCAATTGGCTTAGTAACCTTGGGGGACTTCTTGGCCTTTGCTGTTTTTGTTGATTTCTTCATAATTCATTACGTCTTGAAAGTCTTCGATTGCCATCTCCAGCAGGTCGATTTCCTGCGTGAGCCTAGGGGTTTTCCCAAGCTTCTCACGCTTCAGTCGGCTGAAATACGCCTCCTTGAGGCATGAGATAATCAGAGACTCTGCGGTCAGTTGTGCTTCGTTTTTCATTAGTACCCTCCAGTTCCTTGTCTGGTCACAGATATAGCACTTCCGTCAACATGGTCAATACCTGCCACGGCAGCGTAGCGTAGAACGTCTATGGGGTCTTTCCATGCCTCCTTGAGTCCACCCTCGCCCGTGTACTCGGACAGTGCTTGGATGATATTCTCGCAGTCAGAACTGACATAGAAATGCGGTCGGTTGACCGAATCCTGCGGGATAGTGGTATTATATGCCATTTTCCCGATTAAAGCCTGCAACCCATCGTCAATCTCCAAACCGGGGGCGGGGATGCACACGATGTCTTGGTCATTGAGGTCTTCGATGATGCTGGATGCCCCGTCAGAGGCTTGATACTTTGCCGCGCCTAGTCGAGGGTCAATCAGTCGTTCCGCGATCTCCTCGTCACCCTCAAGGTCGTGGATTAGCTCCACGTAGTCTGTGATGCCATAGCCCATCCCCTTGCACCCTTGACCCGGTTGCCACTTACCACCACGCCACTCAGCCCAATCACCAACGTCCACCCCCGGCCATTCGCGGTAGACCCAATACGTTCCTGTCTCATCCACCGCAATCCACGCCATGAACCAGTTCTTCGCCCCAGCAGGGTCAATGATGTGGTAGCGGGTGACGTTGCGGGTTGGAATCTTGTCGGGGCTAACAATGTTAACCTCCTTGTTGAACTTCGGAAACTTGGTGGCGTGGGACTTGACTGGAACCCCGTACGCACGAATTAGGATCTCCTCCCTAGGTCTCCCCACCAATGTTTCCTTAATCCGTTCATAGCCACCGAAAGGGTTGTCTTGAGAGTGGAAGTAGTGGACTGATGCGTTGCGCTTCTTGCTGCGTTGGACGTATGGAACTAGCTCTCCACCTAGAAGTTCTGCCTCCCTGCGCTCGACGCTACTAGCACCGTCTAGATACTCCTTGATGACCTCTGTGTACCCGTCAATCGGAGTGAAGGTCAGCAGCAGTTTTGCATCGCGGGTTGCGAGTCGGAAACGCAGGGTGTTGATTAGCTCTGGACCAAGCAAATACTCATCCAGCCAACAGCCCACATTATGCCACACAGGAGACCGGGAACCCAACTCCGCTCCCTCAAGGATGGTTGGGTTGTTCTGGTACTGGGAGTAGGTCTTGAAGATGATCTGTGAGCCATTGGGGAGGATGAGCGATGAGTCAGTGAACCCGTTTTTCTTGGTGTAGGAAATGTAAGTTCCAGAGGATGTCTGCTTGGTCCGCAACTCCGCCGGCAACCAGTCCCACACGGCACTCTGCTGCTGGCGTATGCTGACCTCGGATGTCTGCGCGAAGCACATGATCTCGGAGTTAGGGTTCTCGATTGCCGCTCGAACCACTGAGAATGCACCCCACTGGGTCTTCCCGCTGCGGTTGCCACCTAGGGCTACAATCTCATTGACCTCCTTGAGTTGTTCCTCGGCCTTTGCCCAATGTGGCAGTCGGAATCCGTAGCGGTACGGGTCGCGTTCGGCGTTGGCAATGGCCTCATGGTAGACCCTGTGAAGCTCGACAAGCTCCGCAGGCTCCATGAGCGCAATCTCCTCGTCGGTGGGCGGGGAGAGGATCTGGTGGTGCTTCCAGTTCATTCCTTTTCCTTGTATGCGCCAGTTTCCATGAGAATGTCGATAATGCGATAAACGCTGCCGCATTCTTCACAACCCAATTCGTCATCTTTTGGAGGAAACGAACCTCTGTTTCCGCTTACAAAGTGAAGTTCTCTGTGTTTTTTGCAGTATCCGCAAACACCAATGAAGGGATCAATGTGCTTCTCAAGCACCACGTCCCATATCTTTGAGTCAAATTTTTCAGCTAGATACGAAGCGTAAGCCAGAGTATTGCACTGGTACGATTTTCCGTCATGCTCTACCACGTAATGGTAGAAGTTGAGTCCATCAAACCTTGATTCTGGTTCCTTGATCATGCAACAACTTCAGCTTCGATAGCACGCTCCTTGACCTTGTTGGCGAGCCTAGAACGAGCCTCTGCGATCATCTTCGCGGCATCATCGATACTCGCCCCCTGCCTGTGTTCCACGACTGCTGTAGCCATGCCAGATAGCTGCATGCTCTTGTCAGTCAAAACACCCACGGTGATGGCGAGTCGGTCGGGGGAGATGTTCTTGAGTTGGTCGGGATCGTCCGCCAACTGGTCGGCCTTGGCGAATAGCAGGTCCGTGTAGGTCTCTGCCGCCATCGCGTACTTCTGGCTGAACTCCTTACGCTTCGTCTCCAGCGTGTCGCTGTGCCGCCACATGAGCGACCTCACGGTGTCCCTAGCGAGTCCTGTGACCTCGGAGGTGCTTTTGATAGACTTACCCTGCGCGAGGAGCCAGAGGGCTTTTGCTGCGGCTTCTGGGTTCCAGAACTCTACACGTTGCCTATTGCCGTGTTCCTCGGCTCGGCGCATGACTTCGGCGAACCATTCGTGATCTGGTTCTGCGGTTAGCTTGTCGCTCATTGGTTGTTTCTACTTCAGATTTGCGGCGTTGGCAATAGCACTGGAATTACCCGATGCCTTTGCTCCATATTTCATCCTATACTCAGACTCTACCTCCGCATCCGTATCGGCGTAAATAACGTCAATTGCATCACCATCACCTTGTGCGGCAGATGAGGCTAGTGCGTGCGCAAGGTCTGGGGCATCCTTTTTAACTGCAAAGAACGCTCCACCATCGCTCTCGTAGATTTCATAGCCGGCTCTATTCCATCCATCAGAACTTGTCGATGTTGGTTTACTAAATGCAAGAATATAATCTTGCGCTATTTGCTTGTCGTTATTGTCTTTCATTGGTTTATTGGTTGGTTGCTTTCTTTTTACCCTTTTTCGCACGGAAGACAATCCCAATTTTTGATTGGTCTCGGATTGTATTTACGATGTTGAATTCGGATGCCTTGCTGTTCGGGTCGTTCAATTTAAGCTTTCCTTCCTTAACTGGCAACTTGGAATATTCGTTCACAAAATCGGGGAATGATTCTAGCACAGATCGTTGATTTGTGTTGTAGATATGCTTCGACTCTGCTGGTCCAAGCATCGACCACAGATATGCCTCATGTGGAACAAAGTCTGGATTGGACTTCAGTTGTTGCGCTGCCTGCTGTTCTTGTGGAGACATTCTAGCGATCTCTCTTGGGTCATCTCCAAGGTATACTGCCTTGAAGTTAGGATCTTTGGAAAGCTCAACTGAACTTACGATGTGCAAACTATCACCAGTCAACTGGTCTCCAATTGCTTGTGAAATCTTCTGAGAGTCAAACCCGTGCCACTTAACTGAAGCGTCCTTGTTCTTGACTGCAAGGATAAGGGACTTTCTTCCTTTAAAGGTATTTGAGAACTTGTCCAACTCGCGGGATGGCAATAGACTCTCCGCCTTCTTGAACTCCTTGGTCTTTTGGTATTTCTTGAGTTCTTTTTCAGCATCAACCATAGCCTTCTTCTTAACTTCAGAAGTAGGAGTTTTTTCATAAGCCCTGCGCTTGTTTTGGTAATTCCTAAACAACGCATCTACTTTCATCTCTTCTTCTCCAGCTAATTTAGTTCCAAGTGCTTCCTCAAGGAATTTGTTTTCATTCTCAATATCTTTTGTAATTGCTTCAATATCGTTTTCTAATGACAATCTATCCTCTGGACTCAATGGTTTTTTTCCAACATATCCTTTTGCTTGAGATATCGCTTTATCGTCTTTCTTCAACGCATCAACAAAACCCTTTTGGGTTTTTAACAAACTCCTCAAGTGCTGCTTATTCGCGGATGACTGTGCCTTCTTTAGCGCAACGTTCATCACAATAAGCAACGTGCTTTGATCAACTTGTGACAAACCAGAGTTTGCTATTTCATTTGAGAAGATGCGAACAGTTCGAGTATTTGAATCATGAGCATGTGGGTCCATGTTGTACGTCAGAAGCGTAGTTGCTCCATACTTCTGCGCCTTTGTTGACATGTTCTTTACTGGTCCCCAAGCATTGTTAGACCATACTAGCTTATACTTCTTACCATTTCCGTCATCAACAATAAAGTCTTGGTTTACCTTAAGGTCTGGGAATGCATGACCACCCATGTCGCCATCCGTAGCACCATGCCTGTCTGCCATTGCTAGTTGCACCACAGCACCATCATACAAATCATCAAAGTCAGCGAACTCTGGCTTTTTCATCAACTGCGGGTCAAACTTAAACGTTACTGGTTCTCCATTCTTGTTTGTTGTATACAAGATTGAAGACCTCTTGTCGAATTTTGACACTGTAAAGTCCTCTATAGGATAATCGTGCCTAGTTGATATTGTTGGCAACGCCTCAGTGCTTTTGATTGGTCTTGATAGATTGACTATTCCATCTGGTCCGATTGATTGGTATAGGAATGTTGTGTCTCGGCTAGATTGATAATTAGATGGCAGTTTCTCTGGCATGAACCGCATTTGAGCCTCATACATTCCAGCATGAGTGGTCTCTAGTCCCTTTGCCTTATCCCACAACCAGTGGTGCATTACATGCGACCAAACATCTTTTGGCACTTTCTTTCCACCCTCTGCAACATCGCGTAGCAAGTTGATGCTATTATCAACACGATTAAACATCTCCTCTCTAACACGTTTGTCGCTAAAGGTATCTTTAATTTTCCTGGCTAGATCGGCTTCTTTTGTTTTCAATGTTCCCACATCACCTTTTCCAGTAAGCCAAAAGTTAATCTCAACAGCATCAATGGTTGGTGTGTTTCCAAGCCCAAGAAGATGACTAATGAAACCCTTTTTGCCAGTGCTAACACCATTCAACAATT